GATAGAATCAATGTTCGTAGATTGTTAATTAAACTTAAAAAGTTTATTGCATCTTCAAGTAGGTACTTGGTATTCGAACAAAATACAGCAGGAACGAGGAATCGTTTCTTAAACATAGTGAATCCGTTCTTAGAATCTGTACAATCCAATAGTGGTTTGTCAGCATTCAGAGTTGTTATGGATGACACCAACAATACATCTGATGTCGTAGATAGAAATCAGTTGGTTGGTCAAATCTTTATTCAACCTACACGGACAGCTGAGTTTATTGTATTGGACTTCATAGTACAACCTACCGGAGCAGCGTTTCCAGAGTAAGTTTAATCAATAGATTAACTAAACAAAAGCCCCTCTTTTTGAGGGGTTTTTTGTTGCCTTGTATATTTATATATGAGGTTAAAATATAACTTCTATAAAACTATGAATAATGAATATGATGTTTTTTATAAAAACTGATATTTATAGTTGAAGAAAAAATTTATTGGAGATTAAAGATGCCAGAACTATTAGACCCGTCTGAGATAATGTTTACACCGTTTGAACCGAAAACGAAAAATCGGTACATTATGTATATCGAGGGTATACCCGCTTATTTGATTAAGACAGCAAACAGACCTTCAATTGCCTTTGAGACTATTGAACTTGACCATATTAATGTCAAACGATATGTAAAAGGTAAAGGTGCATGGGAAGAATTAGAAATTACTTTATATGACCCGATTGTTCCAAGTGGAGCACAAGCCGTAATGGAATGGGTTAGATTAGGTCATGAATCAGTAACAGGACGAGATGGTTATTCGGATTTCTATAAGAAAGACGTAACTATCAATGTTTTAGGACCAGTTGGTGATAAAGTAGAGGAGTGGACATTAAAGGGAACTTGGATTGTAAATGCTAATTTTAATGACTTGGATTGGTCAAACACTACTGATCCTGCAGACATTACTCTTACATTAAGATACGATTACGCAATATTACAATTCTAAATTAACAATAATAATAATACAAGGAGTCAATTATGTCAGTCATAGCAGACAAAGAGTGGTATAAATCAAAAACTATATGGACATCAGTAATAGCTGGTGTTGTTGGTGTTTTACAAGCAGCAGGTATAGTAGATCAAGTACCTGAATTAGTTTGGACACTATTAGCATCTTTCGGTTTATATTCCGTCAGAGCAGCTGTTGGGAAATCAAATCCCGAAGTAAAGTAAGTAAATTTAAAAGCTGGGTATTTCAACGATACCCAGCATTATAGTTTTATAAATTGGTTATATTGTATAAAATACAATAAAAATAAAATACAAAGGAGAATATAATGGCAGAAGAAAAACGCCAGTTTCCCACAGAAGTGATAGATTTGCCTTCGAAAGGATATTTTTATCCTGAAGGTAGTCCTTTATCAAGTGGTCAAGTAGAAATAAAGTATATGACGGCAAAAGAAGAAGATATACTAACATCATCTAACCTAATACAAAAAGGTATAGTGTTGGATAAACTATTAGAGGCATTAGTAGTTTCAGAAGGAGTAAATCTTGACGATGTACTCATTGGTGATAAAAATGCAATAATGGTAGCATCAAGAGTTTTAGCTTATGGTAAAGACTATGAATTTGAATATGTAGATCCGAGTAGCAATGAGAAAAAAACTCATACGGTAGATTTGAGTAAATTAGACCATAAAAATATAGACTTTAAAAAGCACACCAAAGGTAAAAATGAATTTCTATTTGAATTACCCACGTCTAAGAGAAAAATTACTTTTAAAATTTTAACACAACGAGAAGAAAAGAACATAGATGCTGAATTAAAGGCAATGAGAAAGATAACAAAAGGTACAGGTATCGATCCTGAAATAACCACTCGTTTAAAGGCTTCCATACTATCAGTAGATGGTAATGAAGAAAGACAATTTATAAGTGAGTTTATAGATAACGAATTTCTTTCAATGGATTCATTTGCATACAGAACATACTTAACCTCAGTAACACCAGATGTTGATTTATCAGATACAGTTGAATTTGATAATGGAGACTTCGAGGAGGTAACGGTTCCTGTAACCGCACGATTTTTTTGGCCTTCAGCCAACTGATAAACCACACATTCATGACGCAATATTCACCTTAGTATATCATGCTAAAGGTGGATTCCACTTTAGTGAGGTCTACAATATGCCAATATATTTGAGAACTTACTACCTTAAACGTTTGCACAAACAATATGGTGATGAAAATGAGGCTATAGAAAAGGCAAATAAAAAATCCCAATCAAAAACTCCAGCAAGAAAGTAATTTTCAGATAGTTTGATATTTATAATTGATAAGAATTACTCAGTTTTAATTATTCGGAGAAAAACAAAATGCCAAAATATAAGATAAAGAACGAGACTGTTCTATATGAGTTTATGGATTCTTTTTGGAAGAACATAGGTAAAAGAAAAGGAAACAAATTCATAACTAATCTTTTTAAAAAAGATAAAGAACTACAGAGGCTATCTCGTGAGGCAGAAAAACTTCAAGACAAATTAGTTGCAAGATTACAAGGTCAAGACGAACCAGATTACGATAAACTGGCAAGAGACCTTAAAGATTTTGTATAAATCAAACCAGGAAACCTAAATGGCCAAAAAGGAAGCACCAAAAGTAAATCCTAAAGACTTTGGCTTTGACAAAAAAGCGTGGGATGAAATCGACGCTAACTACCGTAATTGGATAGTTCTCAATAAAGAACTATTTAAAAACTTAACAAAATTCGAAAAAGAGGCCTTAGCGGGTTCAAAGGAATTTACTAAGTCAGCCAAGGTAGCATCAGAGGCAGCCAAAGAAGTAAGAAATTTAGCAAAAGATTATGCTACACAGATGAAAAGTGCCAATATGGGTACTAAGGCTATGATATCTAGCCAGGGAACTATGGCCAATATCACTACAAAAATATTTCAACTTGACCAAAAGAGTGATAAGTTAAGTCAAAGAAGAGTTAAATCACTTACCAACGTAGTTGATATTACGGGTGATTATCTTGCTAATTTAGAATCCGTTGGAACAGAAGAATTTAGAAGTCTTGATTTTAATAAACAAATAAGAGATGCCATTAAAGCAAAACTTCCCGAAGAAGAACAATATCTAAGAACATTAAAAGCAGAACATGACATACAGAAAAAATTAAATAATGAAATTAATGCTCAATCCGATTTAATTAAAAAACCATTTAATGAGTTAGATAGTATGGTTAAAAATATTCCCGTTATTGGTGATTTACTTTCTGCTAAACTTGATTTGACAGGTAAAGGTCAAAACATGGCTGATGCCTTCACCGAGTCTGTAAAGGGTGGAGCAGCAGACCTTGCACCAGGTCCAAATAAAAAAGATGGTTCAATTGATATGAGATTCAAGAAAAATAAAGAATTTGTCAAAAGTCAAGGAAAATCAGCTGGAATAATGAAAAAGATGGGTCCATATGCATTGGCAGGTGCAGCAGCTGTGGGGGCAATGGCAGTATCGGCATTTAATTTTGCAAAAGATTTAGGAGTTGGATTCTCACAGATAAGTCCTGGAATGATGTTATTTAGAAGTGAAACTAAAGCATTATTAGATGAATTTGGAAGTGTTAATGATATAAGTAATGAATCATTAATGAAGATGAAAATGGCTTCATTCTTTAGTGGAGTTCAGGCTAGTGATATGGCAAAGATTGCGATGTTACAAACATCAATTACCGGTGATTCAAAAGAAATGGCTTTAGATAAACAAGCCGCGTTTATGAAAGATATTAAAAAACAAGGTTTATCAGCCTCCAAAGTAATGGGTGATTTAGCCTCTAATGCTGATATGTTTGCAAATTTTGCAAAAGATGGTGGTAAGAATATGGAAGAGGCCGCCAAACAAGCAGCTCAAATGGGATTAAGTTTAGATGCTACTAATTCAGTAGCAGAGAAATTATTAGATTATGAATCCTCAATACAGGCAGAACAAGAGGCCAGTATGTTACTTGGTAGGTCAATTAATCTTGATAAGGCCAGAAGTCTTGCATTTAGTGGAGATTTAGCACAAATGATGACAGAGGTTAAGAATCAAGCAGGTGGTGAGGCAGCATTTGCAGAGATGAGTGTGGTTCAAAGACAAGCATTAGGAGATGCCATTGGATTAAGTGGTGCAAAGTTAGCAGAATTTATGAAAGAAAGTGATTCTGTTACCCAAAAGTCAAATAATAATTTATTATCTAACATGGGTAAATTTGCTGGAATAGCAGCTATAGTATTGGGTATAATTGGTGGTATTATGGGATCACTTACCATAGTTGGTGTTGGATTTGCAGGTTTAGGTGCAATGGCGGTAGGAGCACTAAAAGGTGCAGCATTAGGTGCATTATTAGGTGGAATTGGTGGTGGTATAAGTACTGCGTACTCTGCAGGTGATGTTATGAGTCCATCAAAAGGAAAAACTCAAATTTCACCACGAGAAGGTGGAATATATAATTTATCCAATAATGACGATTTTATGGCAGCACCTGGATTGTTAAACGGATTTGGACAACAAAATACATCTCAAAATTCATTTGGACAACGTGGTGGTAATGATGTAAAAACCGATAAAATAATTTCTCTACTCGAACAACGACTTGACCAGGCAGATACACACGTGAAGAAAACTGGTCGAGATATGAATAACGCATTTTCACAGAGATAAGATATGAGTTTAATTGATTTAACAAAAGATTTATCAAATTTTAATTGGACAGATTATTCCAAAACTGGAACTGGTAAATCCCCACAACAAGATGGAACACCTTATTTTGAAAGACCTAATCCAAAATCATTAGAACAGATGGAAAGTAAGTTTGGACCACTCAATACCACACCACCATCAAGAGGACCTTATGGGGTTTCCAATACAATGGATGGTACTAAACAAGGTAGAGGATTTGTCCGTCCTGGATCACAACCGAGTGGATTTACTAAAGATATTGATTCAAAAAGATATAAATCTGAACTTGAACTTGCCGGTAATATAGCAATCACACCGATATCACATACGATAGCACAAGTTAACTCATCTTTATTTTACGGACAGGTTGGAGTTAAGACACTTAACCTTGAACCACAGGCTGAAGGTGCATACGGAGTTAAATCCCTACCCATCTCAACTTATACAAGTAGACAAGAATTAGACGATTTTACCATTGCAGGAAAGGGTGGTTACAATACTTTTTATGGAACTATTGATTCAATGGCAAGTAGAAGGTCAAAGTTTCAATCAGTAGATGGTACTTATACACCACCAATAAAAGGTGAGTCAACTAAACCAGGAAGTTCAATAGATTTCCCTACATTTGATAACGACCAAAGAACATTTATAATACCAGATGCATACCCAAGAAATACTGTAGCTTATAATATAAATTCTCAATTCGGTTGGAGTTTTAAAAGTCCTTACTTGGGAACACCTGCAACTCCGTGGAGAGGATTTAAATTAAAAGATACACTTAGTAACCAAATTGATAATAGTGGTGGTGGTGGTGGTTCGGTAGTTCCTGATTTTTATCCACCACTTCCGGAAACAGCTCAAAATGTACAACATCCGGCTCAACTATTTTATATTAATAGTGAACCTAATTATAATGCACCAAGTTATTTAGCATTACAATTTTTAAAGAGTTATGGTGATACAGAGGGTATATGGCCATACAAAGTTCTTGACTATGTAGGTACTCAACCATTTATTAGAAAAGAAATAGGACAAAGAGTAGGTGTGTCTAATTGGATGACCTTACAAGCTACTAAGGCATCAGATGACTTTTCACGAATAGAAAATTGGATAGATTCTCCTCCAGGTCAATTATGGATAACAAATCAAAATATATTACAGGCCCTAAATCCAAGAGAAGAAACAAGAGATTTTAGTTTAGCTGCAATAAAGGCTTCTATTCCACCTTTTCTTCACGGAACACGACATTTTGGTGGTGGAACTTATATAGATACTGCAGACTTCGGAAAATTATTTGATGCACCCACTAATGCAACAGGACCTACTCTTGGTTCTATTACAGGTGATTTCATATCTGGTCAATTAAATAGAACTGCCTTTGGAGCAAACGTAGTAGGTAAGTTTAATGTAGCCAGTAGTGCAATAGGTGGTTTCTTAGCTGGTGTTGATGCAG